CACGTTAAAGGTGTTGCGTATCTGGTCAACTATGTTCAAGTCCATTTTTTTATGCTTATGCCGCTTGGGTTCTAAGGCGTTAAGAAAGACTTTATTTTATCAGGGTTTTAAATTGGGAATTGCTGCTCTGCTTGCGCAGGTGGAACACCCGCAGCCTTTAGCGTGTTAGCGAATTTTAAAGTATCAAATGTAATGGTTGTCATCGTTATAGCTCCTTAAGATAATCTCATCAAAATACCGAAACGGTTGGGGGTTGTCAAATATCCACGTCCTACCATTTTATGTTTTGCACTTAATTGTTAGCTTGTCTTAGGTCGTGACAACAAAATTTAGTCATGATAGCAATGATTCAACTTATCCCAGCCGGAAACGGCTTAAAAATAATTCTGCAGCCGCCTACTGGAACGGTTCGTATTCGGCTGCTAAGAAGAGACGATAGCGCTTTTGCTGGGCAAGCTGACCCTATTGCTTTATTAATTAATGATGGCAAAGAAACCTATATTGTTGATACAGCTGCGCTATACAACGGCCACGTCGTTTATTACTGCGCTTATTACTTTGACGGCACCAATTGGACAGCTTCTGCGGTAGTTTCTGCTACACCTAATGCTAATTTTGCTGATATGTCATCTGATGCAATGACTGTTGTGCGCGATCGGATTGAGCTTGGCTTGCAGGTTTATGTAGATAGAGGGCTTATTACGCCATCTAGCGGAAGAATACCCGTTATGACTGCTTCGCCTTTGGTTGAAACAACACCTATGCCATTAATTACTATCCATCTAGCCAGCGATTCATCTGAAGATCGTTTTATAGGCGATATGGTGGCTAATGATATTTTCGACTCAACAGAATGGAAATGGCATTCGCAAGACGCCTATTTTTCAAGAGTGCAATTGACCATTATTGCTTGGTGTTTAAATGCTGACGAAAGAATCATTTTAAGAAACGCTTTAAAGACAGTGATGATTTCTAATTTTGCTGTTTTTGATGCAGCTGGGCTAATGCAAGTGGATATACAGTTTTCTGATCAGGAGGATTTTGTATCTTATGCAGCGCCCATTTATCAAGCTGTGTGTAATTTTACATGCTATGCAGCTTCTGTGGTGGACAGCGTTGATCCAGCTATCCGCGACCTTACTTCTAATCTAACCCCAATTATATGAGACTAAACCATGGCTAATGCTGACATACAGGGCGCTGTTATAGCGCCAGCTATTCAAAGTGTTGTTTTAAATGCAACCTCTGTAAATGATGAGTTCCCCTTGTCACTAGACGAATTTTGCTCACGTTTATCATCATCTGATAAGCGCGTCGAAATGATTGGCGCTTTTCATCACACTGAAAAAGCAGCCGGTCGTAATAAAGATATTGAGTCAGCTTATATAGCTCGTTACTCAGATTTCATCAATCAGCCTGCATAAGAAGGGGCATAAAATGAGTGTATTTTTTAATGGAAGATTATGGGTTTCGCCCGTAACTGCATCGGTTGTTGATGACTCTGCAATGAATAACACCAATGTTGGCGTAAGCAATGTCTTAGCTATCATTGGTGAATCTGAAGGTGGACAGCCTTTTACAGCGCTAAGCTTTGGTTCTGCAACAGAAGCAAGAGCAACATTGATTTCAGGAGAGTCACTAAAAGCTATTGAGAATGCTTTTGATCCTTCTGCACAAACAACTGGACCATCAACCATCATTTTTGTACGCGTTAATCCTGCATTGCAATCCAGTTTAAATTTGTTAGATGCAAATGGTAATGTGGCAATTAATCTTGTGTCGCAAGACTGGGGTCTGCATACTAATGGCATAAAAGTTAAGATTGAATCTGCATCTTTGGTCGGCAGCAAGGTAACTAGCCAATTTGGCAATAATTATTATTCTGCTGACAATATCCATAAGAATGCTTTAAGTGTTCATTATACTGGAGCTGCTGCTACAGCGACTATTGCTATTAATGCAGATACAGTTACTTTGGTTTATGGCTCAACAACAACAGCCATTGACTTAAATACCTATAAAACAGTTGGAAGTCTAGTTGATAGAATCAATGCAGAGGCTGGTTTTTCTGCTGCTGTATTGGATGGTAATATTGAGACGCCTGCTTTAAATGGACTTGATTTTGTAGCTGCTCAAGATGTTAAATCTACTTCATTCACTGTGACTGGAAACTTGCAAGCTATAGTTGATTGGATGAATAGCATGGGCGAAGGTTATGTAACTGCAACTCGTGCAATTAATGCTGGCTTAGTTCCTGTCAATATTCCATTCAGTTATTTAACTGGCGGCACTGATGGCATGGTAACCATGAATGAATGGCAACAAGCTTATGATGCTCTTCAATCTGTAGATGCTCAATGGGTAGTGCCTATCTCTTCAAATCCTGCACTTCATGCTATGAATGATACGCATTGTTCTTATATGTCAAACATTGCACGCATGGAAAGACGCGGCATTGTTGGTGGTGATATAGGTACAACAGATCTGCAAGCCATTGCTGCCGCAAAAATGCTGAACAGCGATAGAACTTCTTATACGCATCTAGGTTTTTATGATTATGATGTGAATGGTAATCTAACACTATACCCTCCTTATATTATGGCTGGATTGTTAGCCGGCATGTTCTCAGGTGTTAACCCTGGCACTGCTTTGACAAACAAAGAAGTAAAAATAAGAGGCATCGAGCGTAGTCTGCGCAATCCTACTGATACTGATATTTTAATTAATGGCGGTGTATTGTGTGTTGAAAACACCAAGAAAGGCTATAAGGTTGTTAAATCGATCACTACTTGGCTGATTAACAACAATTATAACCGTGTTGAGGTTTCAGTCGGTGTGGCTTGCGACTTTACATCGAGAGCAGTAAGAGATGCGGTTGATGATTTGCGCGGTGCTAAAGGTTCGCCATCATTATTGGCTGATGCTGTATCGAGAGCTGAAACAGCTCTTAGACAGCTATCTGTTCCTGAGCCTATGGGTCCTGGCGTTCTTGTTGGTGACAAATTAAACCCTCCATACAAAAATATTACAGCGACTTTATCGGGCGATGTGTTACGTATCGAGTATCAAGCAAGCCCAGTTATTCCAGCTAACTACATCTTGTTAGTGATGCACGCCGTACCTTACTCTGGATCTGCTAGTTTGTAATTGATTGGCATCTAAAAAAGCCCTCCTAGTGAGGGCTTTTTATTATTATTTTTTTGATCTTCCTGTTAAAAATATTGCTGCCAATCCTGTCAATGATGCAGTTGCTATTGTTCCTCCTGCCCATGCTTGACCACTTATGGCTACATAAGAGCCGCTAATAATGCCTGTAACCCCAATAATAAGCGCAAATACTTGCCCTATTATTCGCTCAATTAAAACAAAAGTGTTTAATCGTAGCGTTTCTTTTCTTCTATGCTCCGCTTCAATTTGAGTTTGATTAATAACCAATTCAACAGCCTCTGGTTTAAATGAGTTAAGTTGCTCAAGTTGTGCAATGGGCAGGATAGGGCTATCTGAATCATGCTGCTGTAAAGTTAAATCGCCATTTCTTCGATTAACTTTTGCTGTTGTAGATCTACCCATTGTATTTTGTTATGGATCGCTTTATGCCTTTGCCAACCGTTCTAAAATCTCCTGATAAGTTTCTTGTGTCTTTTGAAAATCCTTTTCTATCTGGATATTGATACCCATCATTATAAAAAATAACCAGCGCAGATTTTGCGCCATCAATTAAATTTTTAACAAAATTGTGTTTCATTTTCACTCCAACGACCGTTGATCAGTTCTTTTGACTAATTATATCCCAATGCTTTAATTTTAGTTTAAGAAGTCGTGACAGCAACATAATCAGAATTTATTCTTTTTATGGTGCGACCATGACTATCATCCTTTTGAGCAAAGCATTTGTTAAAGAACATCAACGTCACAAAAAAGATGGTTCCGTTTATACAGTTTTGGCGCATTACAATAAGCGTGTTAAGAAAAATACCGAACATGCACCAGAACACGGTCATGATCTTAGCCACTTAAATGATGATGACAAGGCACGTTTTAATCAAATGCACGCTGAGCAACATTTAGCTAAGCATTATGATGAGCACGCGATTAAGCAGCAGTTACAAGACAGTAGGGCTGAGCACGACAAGCTTATTCGAGATGCTGATGTACAAGACAAGTTGGGAGATCATAAGGCTGCAACTAGGCTACGCAACAAGGCGATTAAAGTTAATCAGCACATGATGCGCTTTCAGCGGCAATTATCCAAACTAGAAGAGACAATACAAGGTATTGGTAAAATGAAGGAGAAGTTAGTCGCAGGAAGCGGTGAATTAGTTCATGATGCGGCGGCTCATGCACATTATGTGAGTAAGCTAGGAGCTAAGTTTAAAGGCCGCATTATGTTCATTAAAAAGGTCACAAAACCTAAGCAGCCTTTTATACCGACTCATACGCTATCAGATGGCGTGCCTGCCAGGCATGTTGAAGGCAATATTTATATCGATAAAGACGGCGATGAGGTGCAAGATTATTATGCTGAGCCGGTTGCTGGGAAGGCTGATGATAATAAGCAAGGAGACTTTGGCCCTATATTACATGAGTTCTACCATGATGCTAATGGGGCAATTGCTAAACTAACAGAGCTACAGGACGGGGAGGCTGTTGCGGCTTTACATCATCCAGATGTTGGTGATATTGATTTAGTATGGGGAAAAGAAGGCACAGCTAAAAGCGATGGATATGGCTTATCTAAACTAATTAAGTATCATCCTGAAGTGTTAAGTAACTTACAAGGATTATTGCTTACGCTTACTAAGAATGATGATCGCAGTACCGAAAGAAGAATACAGCTTGAATCAAAAGACCATCAAGCAGGAATTAAGCTTGACTGGGATGGCAAGAAAAAAACATGGCTATTAACTGCGTTTGAAAAAAAGACTGGAAACAATACGTTGACAGACACTATTGATATTTCTGGAAAAGATGACACAGCTCGCTCTTCCTCCAGTCCTGACAAAACTATACCCCAATTACCCGAAAACGCAACAGAAAAAGACAGACCCAAAGAAGGCGAGCGCAACGCCGAGGGCTTAGTGTTCCATGATGGGCGCTGGCATAGGGAAGGCGATAATGCGGATAAGAGCGCAAGATTCCATGCAGACATTAAAGCTCTGAAAGAAACAAATTTTAAATACAAAGCAGGTGATAAGGTAATTGACAAAGAATCTGGTAAAAAATATATGGTGTTAAGCTCATATATTCAAGATGGACAGGTTAGATATACTGTTTATCCTCCAGGCAAAAAATCATCTGTTGGCCACCATATTTGGATTAAAGAGTCTGACTTGGTTAATAGTGGGAATGATGAGGCCAAAAAACCAGCCAAGGTTGTTTCTATCAAAGAGGTTGCTCGTAAGCCTGAAGCTGAAAAATTAGCGGATGAAGACAATCCCAATAGCCCTAACTATCGATTCCGTGATACTGGCTATATAGGCGGCAGTCGTAAAGAAGATGCGGCGTTAATGATTAGGTCTGCGGCTAAAGGTGGTGTTTTAGTCAGATCAACAGCCATTGACTGGGACGAGATAGAAAAAAATCCACGGGAAGCGCATCAGTTAATCACTAAATCAAATTTGTTCGGTAAAGTAGATTGGGATAGCTTAAAAGTAGAGGGTATGGAGCCTAGCGCCGGATTTTTAGTTGATAGAGTCTATGCTAGCGTCGCTAAAGAACCGGAAGATAATGCGCCTATGCGTAAGGATTATGCAGTGGGTATAGAAACTCTGCGTGATCGCATGGAGGCATGCAAAACACCTGATGAAGTCGTTAAGGTGCTTGCTGAGATTAGGGGCGAATATGAAGGCACTATGCTTTCTGCTACTGAGTCAGAGGAATATCAAAAGGCCAATGATGAAGTAAACAGGCTTCGTGGCATATTAAGAGCGGCTAATGATGAAAAAGATGTTTTTTTTCAGAGATGGTATAGCGCTCAGATTAATGCCAACAAGGTTGGCTATGAGCAAGAAGCTAGAAAAAGACGCAAGTGGAAGCCTAGTCCTGAGCTAGATGCGCGCTATGCTGAATTAAGAGGTATTGAATCTCAATATAAAAAAGATTATATGGATTATTTAAGCGCACACCCAGAGCTTAAGTCAGTTCCAAGGAACAAGATTGATGGCATCTATATGAATTTTGACAATGAACTTGAGCATAATTTGCGACAAGCAAGAGGCAGGGCTAATACTATTCTTAACTCAGCTAAAGCTAAAAACCTCTATGAAAATCCAGTAACAAGAGCGTGGATTTCTCTTGGGCCTAAGTTTCATGCGGTTCTTAATTATCGTCAATACAAAGGTTCTGGCGCTTTTGGTGGTCATGTGACTAGCGCAAAGACTGGAAAAATAAATGATTGGTCATGGGCAGAATCAAGCGGCGCTACAAAAGCCCCTAGATCTACTGAAGCACGGGTTAAATTCCAGCTTAAAGTGGCTGATAGCTATGATCGAATCGGTGGGGCGGATATTAGTAGTGACTCAACAAGCTCGCTTAAAGACATGTTTAATTTACGTGATGTGCAGTCGGGTAATTGGGTATTAAAAGACATTAATTCAGCTAAATTTCATGTGCAAAGATCGGCAGAGGCTTTTAGTGATTTAGCTGATATCCTTGGCTCAGACAAAGAAAAAGTGTCCATGAATGGCAGGCTTGCTATGGCATTTGGTGCGCGTGGCAAAGGTAATGCTGGCTTTGGTGGTGCAGCAGCTGCTCATTACGAGCCTGTGCAGAGAATTATAAATCTAACCAAGATGGGCGGAGGCGGATCTCTAGCGCATGAGTGGTTTCATGCTATGGATAATATGACCAGTGCCGCTGTCAATGGAGTTGATGGCAGTGCTAAGGACTTTGTATCTGAAAACTTAGACTTGTTGCCGCAGGGTGAGTTGCGCAATGCTTGGGGTAATCTTATGCAGGCCATAAACCATGGCGATCATTATGCCACCAAGAAAATTGCCTATACAGATAAAGACTATAGGCTAGCAATACATAATATTGATCGTCCATCACCAGGTAAATTAGCCTCAATGATTAAGGATGCGCCAGATGTCCATGCCGCTGTTAGGGCTGTTGAGAGTTATTTAGGTGACTCAACTAGCAAAAGAAGCATCAAGAACATGAATGATTGGATAAAAGTTGCCGCTGCGTATCATGATAAGAATGCGGCCGGTGGAAGTGCTTTTGTAAAAGCCGGTGCGCCTATGTCTTCATTTGCTGCTGAAGCTAGGTCTTTAGATGGTGGCGTTGCTGGTAAGTATTGGTCGCAGTCGGCAGAAATGGCGGCTAGAGCTTTTCAAGCCTATGTTGAAGATAAGCTTCAATCTATGGATAGAAAGAATGACTATCTATCAGCATTTGCCGATAACAAATATTATAAAGATCCTATATTTGGCGATACCTATCCCTTCCCAGAGGGTGAAGAGCGTAAGGCTATTAATGCATCATTTGATGGCCTTATGGCGGCTATGAAAAAAGAAAATGTCTTGTCAAAGGCGGCAGATGCTTTTTCTAAACCCATGATCTTACTCAATGTCAGAGTTAGGCGGGCAGTTGCGTAATTTTTAATCATCAGGCAGCCAGTCGGTAGAAAGTACATCATCGATAGACCACGGGCAGTTTTGCGGAAAGTTGTCTAGGTTGGTTTCTTTTTCTGCAAGCAATCTTCCGTCTAGGTAAGCATCATCAAAGCGATCTTCTTCAATGAAGAAAGCCTTAAGGCTGGGCGTTCTTTTAAGTCTGAGCTGTATGCGCTTTCGTTGTTCTTTTATGGTCAGTGTCCAACTGCTTGATCTGCGTTCAGGCTGATACTGGTATTTCAACAAATGGCCGATGAGTACGGCCATTCTGTTCTCAAGTTCTCTTGCTTCACTTTTTCCCACGTCGTTTATTTCATCCGCTATATGTTCTAGGTCGAGCAGGTCAAAACGCCCTGCGCGGATAAGGTCAGCTTGCTCTCTAGCCCAAGCAACAATGTCTTGCTGATAGGTAGCTAAGGATTGTTTGTCAAAAGCTATGGTAGACATGATTATGCTTACTCCAATTAATTCATATTTAATGTATTGATTGTACCCCAAAAGAAACAAATTACAGGCAGTGTTTAATTAATTAATTTAACACTCAAAATGGTCGTGACAGCACCCTTTAGACGTTCCTTTTTAACGTCTTTAGTGGAGTTGTACGATGTCCTCAATAAATCTCAAAGCCAGAACTGGCAATAGAGTTATCGTCAAATTTGATGGTATGCAAATTGGTTTAATTCAATCAGTAAGACAGTCTGATGAGTATGGTTTGGAGCCAGCCAGCGGTATAGGGGATATTCATGTCGTCGAATATGTCCCATCGATGGCTAGGCACAGTATTTCTGTATCTTCAATGGTTTTATTTGTAGGAGCTATGCGAGAGGCTGGTATTACAGCTCTTAATGGTGACGATGTATTGCAAGGCAAGGTCTTTGATATTGTTGTTCAGTCTAAAGACGATGGCTCTGAGCTTCGTAAGTATGTGGGCTGTTCTTTTGCATCAGGTGATATTGATATTCAAAAGCATGGCATTATCGTTTCTAACGCTCAATTCAATGCGTTAGACGTTACTGGCTCAGGTCTATAGTTATGATGCCTAATTTCCGCAGAGGCTTTATTGCTGATTCAAGGTTATGGGTGTTATTAATTCCTGCGCTCGGCATATTGGCTGCAGATATTCCTGTCATGCTGACCTTGCTCTATTCGCTATCAGCAATGATGGTTGTATTGGCGATGACACACTTCATGCGTCGTATTTTAATGCACTACATTGATCTTGAAGAAATGGCTGACATTGCTGCTGATACGCCTTTAGGGGCTGGATTAGTCTTTTGTGGCGTTTGCTTAATTATTTCTGCCATTGTATTAGCTACGGCAATCTGGATAGCAAAATGATTCCGGCTCTTGCAAAGCTATACATTCCTGTTCTTGCATCAGTATTGACGACCATGTGGCCGTCTATGCCCGATAAGCCTTTGTTTGCTGCGCAAGTTGAACAGGAAACTTGTGTATCTTTGACTGGCAAGGGCTGCTGGAATCCAAAGACAGAGTTAAAAACAAGTAGAGAGTATGGGTTTGGGCTTTCTCAGTTAACCATAACCAAACAGTTTAATAATTTTACTGCCGCTAAGGGTTGGGATAAATCATTAGCAAATTGGCAATGGTCTGATCGTTATGATCCAGAGATGCAGTTAAGATCCTTGGTTGCTTATGACCGCAACTTGTTTGAGCAAATTAAGTTTGGTGCAACTGATGTGGATAGGCTGGCATTTATGTTTTCTGCCTATAACGGCGGTCTTGGTGGTGTGCTTAAAGATCGTCACATGTGCAGAACTATTAGTGGCTGTGATCCTGACAAGTGGTTTGGGAATGTTGAGAAATATTCTTTTAGATCACGAACAGCTGTAAAAGGTTATGGGCAGTCATTTTTTGATGTTAATCGTGGTTATGTAAAAAACATCATGATCGAAAGGGTTGAGAAGTACAGGGGTTTGCTGTGATCTCATGGGTGTTTGGGAAATTGATAGGCTTCTCTGCTGGGTTTACAAGCCCGTTTGCATTAAAAGTCATATTTTTGGGTGTGTTTATAGTCGGTATTTTTATTGGAGGCTGGGTCGTTAAGGGTGATTTTGATAATGCAACAATCATTAATCTTAAGGCTGAGCAAGAAAAACAATTGTCTGACATAAGAGCGCAAGAAGAGGCCGACCGAAAGGCGGTTAATGACGCTGTTGCTGCAAAAATAGCGGCTTCAGAAGCAGCTGGCAGAGTGCAAGTATCGATCCTAACTGAGCAATTGCAAAAGAAACGCAAGGCTGCTCAAAACATTCAAATGGAGATTTCCCATGAAGAAAAAATTAATCCTAATCCTGTGCTCCCTAATAATGAGCTTACTAATGACTGGGTGCGCATCTACAACGAAGCCTTGCGAGGCGACGGTATTAGCTATGAACCCACCTCAAGAATTAATGATGAAAGCGGACGAACCAACATATCTGTCAGCTCCGGCCTTTCTCAGTGGGACGCCCTCCGCGTCCACACTATTAATGCCGAAAGTTTTTCCGCGTGCAGGGCGCAATTAAACGCCTTAATCGATTTCATTAATTTACAGGCCAAGACTAGCTCAGTGGTCAATGAGAAATAATTATGTTACCAGAAGCTATACAGAGTATGCCTACAGGTGGCGATCCTTTCCTTGATGTTCTCAAGTGGATAGTTGTTGCCGTTACTTTAATCGTTGTTTCGGGATCTACAATCATATCTTACATTAAAAGTGCAAAAGGTAATGATTCAGTAGAGGTTGCCAAAGATGAGGCTGAAATATTGCTTTATAGCCAACTTCAAGAACAGCTTAGAAGAATGGATGAGGATGTACAAGAGCTTACTCATCAAAAGAATAGATTGTTTGAAGAGTGGGCTACTTTAAAAGTTAGGTCAGAGTATCAAGAAAAAAAGCTTAATGAGCTATCAAAATCAGATGCAATTATTTGTAAGTTACGCGAAACATTGGCTGAAAAAGATAAAGATATTGCCTTAAGAGATAAGGAAAACAAAAAGTTGATGCGCGATATTTTAGATATGAAAGATCGTATTTATCACCTTGAAATGCGTCTTGCTGAAGACGAAAAAAAGTTTTGTAACAATTGTCCTACTCTTAAAAAGAAAAAGCAGGCTCTGGAAAAAATACAACCGGAATAATGGATTATGGAAAGGTATGCAGATGAAATAGATCGAGCATCTGCGCTTGAGGAAGCTGAGCGCAGACACTTAATAAACAAAGCAAAAAATAGTACAACCATATTCATTAAATCAACAGGGTTTTGTCATAACTGCAATAGTGAGTTACGACATCCATTACTTTTTTGTGATGATGAATGTGCAGAAGATTATGAGTATTTGACGGCATGTCGCCGTCGTAATGGGGATAGATAAAGAGGCATTAAATGCGTACTGCGAAAGAGAGTGATTTTTTTATTGAGCTGACAGGAGTTGGCTTTTTTCGTTTTGGTCGCCGCACTTATGGTGATCGTTTAAAGATAAGGTCTGAGTATTTAAGGCTGGTTCGTGAATTTGGTGATGATGATCCTGATTTGTCAATGTATGCGGCTATGATTTCTTCTCATACGGTTTTGTGTGTTGAAGCGCCTAAAGGCTGGGAAAACTTAGCAGATATTGATCTTATTGCTGATGATGGAGCAGAAGATAAGATTTATGAGCTTTATCAATTATTGAAAACACAGGAAGAGTTTTTTCGTCAAGGCCATACCCAAGCAGGCCAAACGAAAGGGTAAAGAACTACATGATACGTATTCATTTTGGTTTAGGCGTAAGTATAACTTGTCTCCTTTAGATCCTAGGTTTCTTGAATTGACTTCAGAAGATGTTGAGGCTGAGTTCTGGGCTTATTACTATGTAGATAAGCCGCCAGGTGAAGAATTTGAAGATGATGATTTTGATATTCAGGCCATTATGGATGATTTGAATGGTGGTGATATAAATGATGATGAATGGGAAGAATTGATCAATGACCGTTAAAATTAATGTCTCTGCTGATGTATCTGATGTTCAATCTGGACTAAAGAAAGTCCAAGATTCGGCTGATAAAATCAATAAGTCTTTATCAGGTGAGGTTGATTTTGATTTTAAGCAGGGTAAGGATGATCTAGCTGAATTAGCTGCCAATGCTAAAAAACTGACTGATCTTTTAGAAAAAGCCAAAAAAAATGGCTCTGATTTATCTGGCGTTGATTTTGATGCGGTCTCTAAAGTATTTGAGGAAGCAGCCAAATCTGCCGAGGAACTTGATAGGGCACTTGAGTACCTAGGAAAATCTGATGGGTTGTCTAAGGTCGTAAAGAGCTCAAAAGATCTGACTGAAAACATCAAAAAAGCAACCAGAGAACAAAAGACCTTAAGGGAAGAAAATAGAAAATACATTACTGACCAAGAAAAGTACGATAGAGCAAGAAACTCAGGTGCTGCAGGATCTAGGCCTTTTAGAAATATTTTACATGAAGATATTTTGGGCGGTGGTTGGCGTAAAGTCGATGTTGATGAAGCAGCAGCAAAGCGTAAAACAAGGAATTTTTTTGATTTTGCTGGAATAAAAGTTCCCAAGGATTTATTTGGCAATGGTGATTCTGAAAAAGAAAGGGTAGATGCTGAAAAACAGGCTGAGAAAGAGCGCATATCTGCTGAGCAAAAAGCTGATAGAGAGCGTCAATCTGCTGCGCAAAGTAATGCTCGAAGAATAGCTGCTGTAGCAGGAGCTGTAGGAAGCTATGCGGGCAGCATGGGGCAGGGTGGCGGGATAATGGGTTCAGCAGGGCGATTAGCTGGCTCTGGTATTGGTGCTGCTGCTGGAGCAGTGGCTGGTTCACTTATCCCTATTCCTGTTGTTGGCTCTATGATTGGTGCAGGCGTTGGTGCTTTTGCAGGAAAGTTACTAGGTGGCGCTGGTTCTGCTGTTGATAGCAAGGCTGATGATGTTACTGCAGAAGGTGCAATGTATACGGATTTGCGTCATTCATTAGGCGCAACATCCATAGACTTTGAGATGTTGCGCGGTTCAGTTCGTCATTTTTCAGAAGGCTTAGGCTTGGCTTATAACGAGTCAGCCAAGTTGGCTAAAGAGTTTGCGCATACCGCTAACCTTAATGGTGAAGACGGCATGAAGGTTGGCAAGGAGGTGGGCTCTGCTGTCGCTTTTGGTCGCGGCTATGGAATTTCACCTGATCAGTCTGTGCAGTTTATCGCAACTATGCGTCAAATGGGTGTTACTCAAGATGATAAGGGTAATCGTAAGCTTGCATTACAAATAGCTGAGTCTGTCAAAAGTGGTGGCACATCGGCAAAAATGGATGAGGTATTAGCTTCATTGCAATCTTATGTGCAGACATCGACAAGGCAATCCTTAACTTCTGCTGATGCAGGCGCTTACGCGTCTTTTATGGCTTTGCTGACTGGATCGTCAGTGCCAGGCATGAAGGGCGATCCTCGCAATGCAGCCGCCACTATGAATGCGGCAGATGAGGCTATGCGACAGGGCGGCGCTCATGGTGAAGCTTCAAAAAATGTTAGTCTAGCAGCTTATCAGCAGCTATTTGGCAACAACTTTAATGCGTATGATGCTAAATTTGTCAATGAACAAGGTGCATTTAACGATCTTGGTAAATCGTTTGATAATGTTATTTCTGTGGCTGAGGATCGAGGTGATAAAGGTGAGGCTGATCGATATAGAGAAATGGCTAAGGCCGGTAGGGGCAAGACTGCTTTATCAGTCAATATGGATTTTCTTGAGAAAGAGTTTGGGCATCAGCCGCTTGGTGAGTTTATTGGTTCTGGTGCAAATCATTTTGGCATGGGTGTTAATCAATTTTCAGCGCTTAATACTGCCATTAATAAGGTTGGCGGCACAAATAATTTAGAAAAAACTTTATCTGATGCTGGTGTTGATATGAGCAACATGAGTATGGATAAGGTTTCTTCGCTTGCGGCGCTAGCAACGGGAAGCAAAGATGAATTAAAGGCGCAGGCTAAGAGATTGCAGGGGCTAACTGGTGAAAATAAATTATCAGATCCAGAGAGAAGCGCACTAAAGCAAGGGCTGGATGAAGATAACGAAGATAAGATACGTAAATCAGTGCTTAATTTATCATCTAAGCACAATGCATTAGGCGATAGCGGTGAGAAAGGAAGGCAATTACAAGCCACCGCAGACAATCTTTTACAAGAAATGGCAACAAAACTTGTGCCTTATACGCAAGCAATTAAAGAAGGCATTACTGAGTTAGTGCGCAATGCTGCGCCTGATTCAGAGTTTGTTAAGCAAATGGATGCTGAGAAGGAAAAGCAAAAGAAGGATGCTGAAAAAGCAAGTTATTTGGATGCGCAAATTGAAGAAAGAAAAAAGATGGTTGATGATCCGAGTAGATCAAGGGATCATGAAGGTGATATTAATCTTTATAATCATCTTGTTAAAAAGCGTAAAGAAATTGGTATTCCAACTGAATACAGTGAAATAGATGCGCCTACGCCTTGGGGAAATAAAAAAGACTATACTCAGTATGGGGATAGTAAGACAAAAGATTCATCTCCTCTTGCCAAAAATCAGTCTGATTTTATAGAAAAAACTAAGTCAGCTGCGGAGCGTGCGGCGACAAAAATTAACAAAGATACCGGCTCATCAATTTCAGCATCTGATATACAAGCTCAATGGGGTCTTGAGACTGGATGGGGTAAGTCAGTTCTTTCTGGAACTAATAATCTTGGCAATATTAAAGCCGGAAATGATTATAAAGGTCGCCATAAAATATTTAATGTAAATGAGGTTGATAAGGATGGTAAGCCTTATAAAACTGATCAGTCTTTTAGGGCTTATGATTCATTAGATGATTCTGCTGATGATTATGCTGATTTAATATCAAGAAAATATCTAAATGGAAAGCCAGCTGCTAATGGGGCAGAATTTGCAAAAAGGTTAAAGCAGGGTGGTTATGCAACTGATCCAGACTATGAAAGCAAGCTTAGATCTGCAGCTAATAAAATAAATAGTAATAGCAGTATAGCTATTGCTTCCGAAGACAATAAATCTGCCAAGCCAGAAACAAAAGAAGAGAAGCAGAAAATTGTTAAGGAAGCTGTTAAGGGCAATGATGCTATAAAAAAAATACCCCCCCAAGAAAAGTTGGCTGATGCGATAGCTATGCCAGAATCTGCCAAGGCCGGCCCTAATGATCCTTATGATATTAATCAGACATTTCCATCTAATGAAGTAGACAAGGCTTTAGATCCAAATCGTACATTTGAAAGAAATCAGATTGATGATGCGCTTGATCCTAATAGAAATTTTGAGCGTAATCAGATTGATGATGCACTTGGTAAATCAGCTGACTCAGATGGAAAGCTTCCGAAAGGCACTGTAATGGGCTCTTCAGGACAGCCTATTGCTCAAACGATTACCCATAAAATGGAAGGCAAGGTAACTCTTTATGATCCTTCTGGAAATCAAGTAGCAGATCCCGTATTAATGGCATCGGTTGGAATGCCTGTGGCCTCAGGTATGCCAAGATGAGAGTCTATGAGCCAAAGGTAGAAGTGAGGCTAGTAAAAGCCATAAATAGAAAAGAAATTATTCCGACTGTTCCTGTTGTTGCAAAGCGCTACGGCGATTCTTTAAAAGCTATCGATTTAACACCTTATCTAGGTGAGAATGGGGGCGTACATATATCTAAAGGCATTCGTGAGCCTGCAGGTGCTTGGTCTGTTACTATTTGTGATAAGCCTCATACAGTTAGCGATAAGAGTCAAAAGTCCTTATTTGAAACGATTTATGCCTTAGTAGAGCCTATGGATTTAATCGAGATTCGTATGGCGCATGATCCTTATACTTACCGTGATGATGTGAAGCATACCACGGGTCTGCCTGTAGTTATGCGCGGCTTTGTGTCAATGGTAACGCGCAATGAAATTATGTCAGGTGGTAAGCCTACCAGGACAGTGACTATTTCTGGTCAGGATTTTGGTAAGATTCTTCAAATAATTCAGATTTTTTATTTAAACAACTCAATGGTTGGTGACAACATTTTAAGTGAGTTTGCTTTTTTTCAAAAATATGGGGTTGATGCAAAGATTAAGCCGGCTATTGATTTTGTTGCTGATGTCCTTAATGGTATTCTTAACCCTTATTTGGCAAAATTAACAGCACTTGCTAATGGGAAAAGCATTGGTGCGGATGTTGTCAATGTCATTACGCCTAATGTCACTATAGAGGGCTCTATATCTCCTAAAGTAGTTTCTAGTAAAGTTAATGTGTCTTTATATCAGCTATTGGTCTCTGTGCTAGATATAGGCGCATTCAATGAGTTATTTATTGAAGATACCGATGGTGGCATAGCCTTAACCGTTCGTCCTGCGCCCTTTTTAGATGTAGATGGCAATCCTATTCAAGGTCATGCGCCCGACTCTATTCAAATTGATTCTACGGATATAGTTGCCATCAATGTATCAAGGTCTGATGCGGGTGTAGCCAATTACTATTGGGCTCAATGTGCGCCTTGGGCATTAACCAGCAATGAAGATCAAAAGGCGGCAGCCTCGGTGGGCGATAAGTCTACGTTCATTTTGTATGATTACCTAAACTGTATGCAAGCTTATTATGGTGTTAGGAAAATGGAGGTTGAAATATCACTAGGTCCGCCTTCTTATTCATGGTCTGATGCAATAAGAGCAACGCAAGCAGATTCGCAAACTTCATCATTGTCAGCTTGGATAGTTAGTAGGCGGAAAATCTTATCATCGATTAATAAAGATAATGTGATATTTGAAAGTGGCTCATTACGCCTTAGAGGCAATGAGCGCATTAAGGCAGGGATGCAATTAAATATAAGTCGTGGAAATAAAATGTATTCCAGCTATTACGTTACCAAAGTAGATCATGAGTTTGTGCCTTTTCAGGGTTTTTATACTACTGTTACGGTTGAAAGAGGTACGAGTTTTATAACGCGCTCCCAAAGTGATCAGCTTACTTATTTTTTAGAAATTGATGGCAAGGGGGTGTGATGTTTTCTTTAGCAAGAGTGGTTAATATTCATCCAGAGTCTAATTCAGTTGATGTTGAGTTTATGGATGATGGCAGGCGTGTTTCTGGTGTTCAATGTATGGCTAATACTGCAGGTACAGATTTTGGCAATGCTGATTTATCAATGCCCGACTCAGTTGGTTATGGAACTCCAATAAGCAAAACCAGAAATATTATTGCCGTAGTTGGCTTTGTAAATAGCTTTCCTATTGTTATGGGTTTCTTGTTTCCCGAAGTGACTCAGTGTCTATTTAGTGACATTAATCGCAAGATATATCGTCATGCCTCTGATGTTTATTATTCAATTGATGGGGCTGGAAATACTGAGTTTGTGCATCCATCGGGGGCGTTTGTGCGCTTTGGTGTCACACCTGCGCATGAGGATTTAACCGGTAAAGATTATGATAATCTTTGGAAAATAAGCCGAAACACCGATAAAGCAGTTCATATACATATAGAGCAAGCGGCAGGAAAGGCTTCTATAGATATTGATCCAGCTGGTAATATCTCAATCGCTAATGCAGGCAATTCAACGATTGCTACGACTGGTGATATATCAATGTCAGCAGGTGGCAATATATCCTTGGCCGCTAAAGGAAGCTTGTCTATATCAGCAAAAGGCGGCATTTCATCAACAGCTTCAGGAAGCATGGCCATAAAAGCAGCCGCCATTGAAACAACAAGTTCTATGCACATCACTGGAGGCATTACTTCTGATGCCGATGTTGTGGCGGGTGGCATTAGTTTAATGAAACATACGCATGGTGATGCTCAAGGTGGCAGGACAAGCCTGCCATCATAATTGATTAATCAAAATACAAAATTTAAGTTCCATGTCATAGGTCGTGACAGCATAGTCACTCTATGACAACGCCACAGCAAAAATCTTCTGATCGCCCTATAAGCTTTATTCTTCATAATATGGCTAAGGGTACTGAGCCTGTTGAAATGAGGCTAGTTATTCGCCCTGAGGACTTGACGCGAACAGATCAGTCACGTCTTACAACAACTCAAACATTAGGAGGCGCTTGGGGTGATAATTTTGGTCGTGGTATCCCTACTGTGCAATTATCAGGCACAACAGGCTGGGGCTCTGGAGGACTTCCAGACGGCTTAGTAATATTTCAAGCCCTGTATGAACAAATTTTTATGCAATGGCATGCTCAGCGTGAAGAGGCGCTTAAAATTGCACTTGATCCGGATAAAGTTAAATTAATCTTTGCTGATTATTTGGATAATTTTATTTATGTAGTTGCTCCGCAAAACTTTGTATTACGTCGCAATAAATCTAGGCCGTTATTATCTCAGTATCAAATTAATTTGACTTGGTTGTCTGATGATGTGGCAGAAACAATGAAAGCTGTGGCTGCTTCTTCATCATCTGGGGCAATGAGTGATATTGAGAAAAGTGCTTTAGATTCTATCCTTAGCTCTATTGATGATATTAGTTCGTTTATTTCATCTAATATTTCCTCGGTTCTTGGCGCAATAAAAGGAGTATTTGACGGCTTGGTTGCTATTGCTGCTAAAGCTCTTAATGCTGTTCAAAGAGTTTTAAAAGCAGGGATGGGTATTGTTAATGCAGTAACATCTGGCTTATTAGGTATTGCCAGCAGTCTTATGAGGGCTGCGGCTAATGTCACCTCTATGATTCGTTCTGTTATGAGCTTTCCTCAAGTAGTTATGGCTCAATTTCAGCGCCTAACTGCAGCATTTGAAAACGCTTTTTGTGTTTTAACCAATGTTTTTACGCCTAGAAAATTCTTACCTAATTATAGTGGGCTATATGGATCATCTAACTGTTCTTCAACGGCAGGTGGATCTCCAATATCAATTTACAATACTGAAAATCCATTTCCTACCTTGTTCCCGGTTAAAGCATCTGCTTATAGCATGTCTACGCCAGCCAGCGCTTCATTGGGGCGACTTACAACTATTGATCCCGTTCTAAATCCAATGCCTATCACTCGACTGAGTGGTGACATGAAGGCTGTTGGCGGCATAACGATAAACGCATGACCTTAGTAGCTGCGCCTAATGTTCGCTATGTCACTATAAATTATGGTGACGATCTTAGACAAATATCTTTGCGTGAGCTAGGGGACGCCTCTAATTGGGTGTCTTTGGTCGTTATTAATGACCTTAAGCCGCCTTATATTTCTGACAAAGCAAGCAATGGAGTTCTTGCTTATGGTGATGCAATTAAGATTCCTGCGCCTTCATCTTATATTGATGCGAGCGCAGATCCTATTGCTGTTTTTAGCATCGATATTTTTGCTTCAAAAAAGAAACTATCAGCCGTTAATGGTGATTTAGCGGTGGTCAGTGGTCTGGCTAATTTATACCAGGCATTAGCTTTGCATGTTGATGTAGATAAAAAAGAACTGGGTTTTCATCCAGAGTTTGGTTGTTATGTGCGCTCCGTTATGGGTGCAATGAATGGCCCTATGGCGGGTCAATTAGCTGCATTTTATGTGAAGTCTGCGCTTATTGAAGATTCTCGCGTTGATTATGTTTCTGCGTGCACTGCAACAGTGATAGGCGATGTCATTAATGTGAGTGCAACGGTTGTGCCCATATCTGGGAAGCCTATTGATTTATTACTGGTGATATAAATGTTTCAGCTTAAGGACATGATTTCTATTAGCGCAGGTATGATAAACCGCGCTAAAGCAACACAGGCAAAGATAACTGATTTTAATATAGGTTCTGTTGCAAGGACGATGCTTGAATCGTCGGCGATTGAAGTTGAACAGTTTTATCAGCGTATGTTTTACGGAATCCTTGAAGCTATTCCGACAGCCATTTATTTAGGCTTTAATTTTACAATGATTCAGCCTACTGAGGCTCAGGGTCTAGTTACCATTAATTTTGCTGGACCTATAGTAAGTGCCTTTACTATTCCGGCTGGAACTATTTTTGTAAATTCATCTAATGCTGTTACTTATTTATCAGTTCAAGATACCTCTGTTGGGCTGGGCGTCACTACCATTAACGTACTAGTTCAATGCTCTCAAGCAGGCTCGGCAGGCAATGCGCCTTATGGGGCTATTGATTCAACTCAAAACTATAGCCTGCCAGTTGGTGCAGTAATTATTGGGAATGCTATTAGTTCGGGTGGAGATGGCGAAACAGACCTAGAGAGACAAGCTCGATTTGCGCAATATATTCAAACTTTAGCAAGAGGCACAAATAGTGCGGTTGAGTATGGTGCGCGTATGGCGCAAATATTTTCAGCAGATGGCAGTCTTATTGACTATGTAAGTAGGGTGGGGTTTTCAGAAGTACCAGGCACTATGAGTGTTTATATCTATGGCTCAAACGGCCTTGCCTCACCTGCATTGGTAGCTGATGCTCAAAAAATTATTGATGGTTATTGGGATGCTGCAAGCCAAACTTTTATAGCAGGATGGAGACCGGTAGGTATACAGGTAATTGTTTTCCCCATGATACAGCAGCCAGTTGATGCTATTTTTACGATAGTGATGTTTTCTGGCGTGGCCTTAGATACCGCTGTTAAAAATAACATTATGACTGCAATTTCAGCTCAAATTACCTCTGTTTTGCCTAGTTTTGTTTTATATGTTGAAAATATTGATGATGCTATTTTAACAGTTGCTGGTGTTCAATCTGTTAGAAACAATATGACTTCTAATATTACTTGTCCATTCAATACTGCATTAGTGATGGGTAATATTGAAATAATTGAGGGGACTAGCTAATGGTAGCAACTCGCGAAAGGCTGATAGACAATCTATATAGCGGCCTTGATCCTTCTCCTGATGAAGAAATAGTTTTACGGATAGGGCAGGGAGGCAAGCTATCGTGGACGGTTTCTAATGATGTTTTAACTGTAATGGGCGCTAATGGCGCCTTATCTGCATTTAAGCTTAGCAATACGACTATTGGTGAGTTAGCTAATTCACTGTCCGATTCATCAATTGATGTTAAGTATATCAATAATGATTTTTTAACGATTAGTGCGGCTGCCATTATTGATGGTAGTGGCACTGAGTCAGAAACTAATGGTGATGCGCTTTCTGCTTTTACATCTATTTTATGGGCGTTTATGGACGCCTATGCTGTTGAGCTTGATGCGGCAAATAGTAATATAGATGAGGCTATTGCTGATCTTTATATCAATAGCGCTACAGGGGAAATTCTTGATATTTGGGGTAAATATTTTGGTGATCCACGTAATCTTGGTGAGTCAGATTCAGATTATAGCAAGCGGATTATTATTGATACCTTGCGCCCAAAATCAAATAAATATGCATTAATCAATGCCGCTGATGCGCTATCGGGCTCTAAAATTGATATTTATGAGCCTTGGACTGATTTGTTTTTCTTGTCTCAATCTAATCTTGATGATCAACATACTTATGATGGCGATATGTGGTCGCCTTACGTATTTAGACCTCAGCTCAGAGCGCAGCAAAATATCAAATGGGCTGCTATCACGGCCTTATTTGAAAAGCTTCGTCCTGCAGCTGTTTTTCAATTGCCTCCAGAGTTTATTCCTGATACCAGAGGCAATGAGGTTAGTGTTAAAGGCTTAGGTATCTCGCAAACTGATGATGTTTTTGTGGGCGCTAGATACGCCGACAAAATGAATCTTGATGATTATCATCTGGGTGATCCAGTCATCAATAATTATCGTATGTCAGTTTATGACATCTATGGCATGGGCTTATATAAGTTAATGCCGATTGGTTGGAATAGCGCCCAAGATCAGCAAGATTATTACTGGAATGGCTCTTGGGATAGCCGTGCATGGGACATATTAGCTTTAGAAAATGGCTGGAACGGTTTATGGGATGGTCATGAATGGTTTGGAGCTCTTCCGGCTAATGGTTGGGACAATAGGTCATGGAATGATTTATATCCCAGCATAGGGACGCCTATTCCAGAGCTGCCTTTAGAATTACATGCAAGGCGCTTATTTGTTCATGCTGATATTGTTTTATCTGATATGGATGAGGGCTTTGGTCATGAACGCTTTATGTTTACAGGCGGTTGCCAAGTAACGAGAAATGTTCCTGTATTAGATGATTTTCTTTTGTCTGATTTTGATATGGGAACGACTTATGAAGAATTTGAAGACGTTTATTTAGAAAGTCATATTTTAGGCAATGATGGCACTCAGATGCCTTATTCATTAGGAATAAATGTAAGCAATGAAATAGCTTTGTCAGCTACGGTCATAGGCTCTTTAGATTGGAATGGCGCATGGTCTTCGGCATCATGGGACGCTGTAATAGCTGATATTGGCATAACTCATGAAATAGGTTTGTCGGTCACGGCTAATGCTATGGCTATTCATGAGCCTTTATATTGGAACAACTTATGGTCGTCTGATACCTGGAGCACTACAACATTATCACATGATTTATTTTGGAATGGTTCTTGGTCTACAAGTTCTTGGAATTCAAATGCTTTTAGTTACGGTTTTAATATAGGTTCTTACGATACTTATAGTCTGCAAGGGGCATTTAACAGCGGCTCAGGGATTAACAGTATTAGTAGTTTTGCTTCTGGCGTTTCCGTTTCAATGTCTCCTGAATACATTAATGCTATGTCAATAGATTGTGACTATATTGAGGATGATTATGTGCCGCCTGATTATACGGTCGGTTACTTTCAGTCAATGAGTTTAGTGCCTTCTGTTGTTGCTGAAACGGTCGTGACAACAGAATACATAGAAGTTAATCCAACTAATGGGGCTGTTAGCTTAATGTGGGCTGACAATTGGTCGGTTTATTCTTGGGATTATAGCTCAACCTATTCTGGCATCTGTATTACTGTTCAAACGGAGAACAACTAAATGGCAATTTTAACCGCATCCGGTCGCACCGCTATAGCGGCATCAATAGCGGCTCAACCTATACATTTTGCATGGGGGTCTGGAAGTCCTAGTTGGGATGTTACTCATGTTGCTGAAGATGTTAATGCAACAGGCTTGGTGACTGAAATAGGTCGTCGTCTTGCAACCAGTGTGCAATATGTTAATCCTGATAATTCGGGCAGCATTGTTGTTCCCGTATTCAATGACGCTTCAGGCAATAGTATCTCTAAAAGCTTTTCGCTTTCAACCGTGCCTACGCCAAACTTATACATGCGTTTTAATTTTGACTTTACTGATGCGCCTATAGCTACCATTCGTGAAGTAGCTATTTTTGTTGGCACTATAGTAGCTACAGGTCTTCCGGTAGGTCAGCTTTATTTTACGCCCGATCAACTGGTAAGCTATGGGACTTTATTAGCGCTTGAAAATTTAATAGAGAACATTCAAAGATCACCTAACTCAAGACAGTCTTTTGAGTTTGTTCTAACCATATAATCTGGGGCAATTATGACTAATACAACAATGCCTTATGGTTATTATGATCGATTTGATATATCAAAAGGCTATGAGAAAAATTTATTTGTAGCCGGTGCTGGCCTGCAATCAGCAGAGCTTAATGAGATTCAAGATTACGCAACTCATCAGATTCAAAGTATTGGCAATGCAATGTTTCATGATGGCAATGTTATAAAAGATGCGGCCATTATTGTTAATCCTACTACGGGTGTAGTGACTGCTGAAGCTGGCATGATCTATATTATGGGCGCTGTAAGAGGCGTTGCGGCGGCTTCATTTACTATTCCTACTGTTGGAAATATAGCCATTGGTCTTTATTTGCAAGAGACAGTTGTTACTGCGCTTGATGATCTGGCTTTACGTGATCCAGCTTCTGGTACTCGAAACTATCAGCAGCCTGGCGCTTCTCGTTTAAAGCGTCAAGTAGTGTGGGGATTTGTTGGCGACAATCAGTCGGGTGAATTTTATCCTGTTTACACCGTTGTCGATGGCGTGCAAATTTCTAAAATTTCTCCGCCCAATGTCGATCCTATTACACAATCTATCGCTAAGTATGATCGTGACTTATCGGGTGGTGACTACATTGTGACTGGCTTTAGCGTCACTATTCAGCCAGATGATAATAATAAACAAAATTATTCTATAGCAGCAGGTCGTGCTCGTGTAAATGGTTATGCCGTTGAGCTTAGCACTTCATCGCGCATGGTGTTTGATGCGCAGGCTGATGAGATGTATGTTGATTCAGAGCCTTATGCCTCTACAACACTGGCTGCACAGCGTATTACTTTGGCACAAGCACCGATTGCCAATATCACTAAAGTGGGTATTACCTCTCAAAAAACAGCAACCATGACTCATGGTGCTTATAACGGTGCACTTGATCCTCTGCCAGATAATTCAGTTTTAACACTGGTTTCTGTTGTCCAAGGGACTACGACCTATGTAGCTGGTACTGATTACAAATTAACTGCCGGTAAAGTAGATTGGTCTTTAACAGGTGCAGAGCCTGCTACTGGATCAACCTATTCTGTCACCTATCAATATATGACTTCAGTAGTGCCTACTCTAGTAGATGCTACAGGCTTAACAGTGACAGGAGCTGTTACAGGCTCTTTAATTCTTGTTAGTTATAACTTTTATTTGCCTCGTTTTGATCGTATTGCTTTGGCGTCTGATGGCTCTTTTGTCTGGGTTAAGGGCGTTGCTGCTGAATGGAATCCGCAGCCGCCCGCCATATCAAATTCATTGCTTCCTATTTGCACCATTGCTCAAACTTGGGATGCTAACCGTTCTATCGTCAACGATGGTGTGCGTGTAGTGCCTATGAATGACATTGTGGCTATGAATGAACGCATTAGTTATGTGCTTGGGCTTGTTGCTCAGCAAGAATTAACAATGGGTATTCATACTCGTGAGGCAGGTGCTAAAAAAGGTTTATTTGTTGATCCATTTTTGGATGACTCACAGCGAGATGCTGGCACACCGCAAACAGCTGCTGTTATTAACGGCACTTTGAATTTGCCGATATTAGCTGTTGCTAATAATACAGTTGGAGACATTACCTCCGCAAAATCTTTACCCGCTATTCAGACTGTCGATTTATCCCAAGCTCTAAAAACATCATTTATGCCGGTTAATCCGTATATGTCATTTGCTGTGACGCCTGCGGTGATTACATTAACGCCTGCTATTGATGTTTGGACTGAGGTAACGACAAGCTGGGCAGCTCCAGTGACTAATTATGTCTATGACAATCATGGTTGGTGGTGGTGGTGGTGGGGCTGGTATGGCTGGGGCTGGCAGACAGTGTCAACAGCAACCAATACGTTGTCTAGCACTAGCACGCCCGCACAAACTTTGCGTCAAATTGATATTGATTTTTCAATCTCTGGCTTTGAGGCTAATGAAAACTTAATAGTGACGACTTTTGATGGCATCACTATCACGCCTGTAGCGCAGTAGGAGATTATATAAATGACACTTAAAGCAAATTCATTAGGCGCTGTCAGCGGAAAATTTACCATTCCAGCAGGCGTGCCATCGGGGAATAAGTTAGTTGCCTTTACAGGTGATAAAGGTTCTCATGGCCAGGCCATTTTTACAGGGGAGGGTACCTTAGTCTCTCAAACTTTGCAGCTTGTGACTACATTAAGCGAAAACTACTGGTGGTGGTATTACGACCCTCTAGCTCAGACCTTTATGGTTAATGCGGATGGTCAATACTCTGCTGTTGAGTTATTGGTAGGTGCTGTCGGGAGTTCTGATGTAACTGTGCAAATTCGTACTTGCCAATTAGGATTTCCAACGCAAACTATTTTAGCGACCTCGCGTTTACCTGCTTCTAGTTTGCTGACGAACGGTGCTTTCACTCAATTCAATTTTGATGCGCCTGTATATCTTACGCAGAATACCGAATATGCCATTGTTGTGCTTTGTGATGATGCAACTACAGCTATTGGTGTTGCTGAAATGGGTAAATATGATGTGACTCATGGTCAGTGGGTTACTTCTCAACCTTATACGGTTGGGGTGTTGCTATCATCATCTAATGCCTGTACATGGACTGCAAGTCAAGATGTAGATCTTACCTTTGAATTGATTAAATCTAGCTATACGACAACGTCGGCTGATATTGCTTTAGGTTCAGTTGCACTAGATCATGCGACTGATTTAATGGTTGTTGGTATGGCAACACAACCGACCTCCGCTACAAAAGTCAGCTATAAGTTAACTATGCCAGATGGCACAGCTTCGGTTGTTTCATCAGGTCAGCCCATACAATTGGCTAATCAAACTAGTGGCTCAATGAAAGTTGATGCCATGATTTTGGGTGATGCTAATGCTTCGCCTGTTGTTTACCCTGGTGTACAAGTTATTGCTGGCATGGTCATGAGCACAGCCGATTATGTTACACGTGCTATTCCAGCTGCTAATAACTCAACCGCCAAGATTGTATTTGATGCCGCGATTCCATCGGGATCATCAGTCAATGTTTATATCATGGCTCAAGGCGCAACAGCATGGACGCCGGTTAGTTTAGCAGCTTCTGCTATCAATCCTGATGGCTCTATGGAGTTTTCATATACGTCTGGAGTTTTCTCCGGACAAAGTGTGCAAGTGAAGCTGACGTTAAACGGCTCAAGCTCAGCAAGACCTGTGGTCAAAAATCTACAGGTGGTTGTTCTTTAGTCGTGACGAAACAATAAAACGCGGGTATCACAAGATACCTATCATTTAGTAACTTTTTGGATGCAAAAACATGGTTAATAACACAACGCCCAACTTAGGTTTACAGTTACCTGATCCCTCTAATCCGCTAAGCACTGATGTATTAAGATTAATAAGCTCTCTTAATACGCTAGATACAGCTGTTAATGCAAAAACAACAATGGCTCAAGTTAATACAGTCTTGAGCGAATCACCTACATTAAGTAACCCAACCTACACAGGCACACTCACAGGCTCTACAGGCATACTGAATATTGGCTCAGGTCAAGTCTATAAAGATGCTAGCGGCAACGTGGGGATTGGGACTACAGCCCCGAACGCAAAACTGGGAATCTACTCATCGACAAGTACAGCCAATTTAACTCAGTGGGTTGGTGGGACATCAGATCCAAATTTTATCACCATTGCAAAAAGTGGAGTTATAGGCGTAGGACCTCAGTTTTCATTGGGTATGGATTATTCAAGCACTTATATTGATCTTTGTGCCATCAAATTTGCAAGGACCAGTGGTGCTGGTGGAAACATGCAGTTCTTTACTGGTATAAATACTAATGGCGCAGAACGGATGCGCATCGACTCCTCTGGCAATTTGCTTGTGGGGACTACGACACCACAGATATCATCTCAAAATACTATTGTAGGTGCTTCTTTAGCAGATCTTTTTTCTTTAGCCGTTGTGCATAACGCAACTACTAATGCAGTTCGAGGAATTTTATCAATATCACCAAACTTTGCAGGTAATGATGGATATTTATGGATTGCTTCCCGCAGTGGAGGCGACGTTGGCTACCAATTTACAAACGGAAATATTGTAAATATTAATTCTAGCTATGGCACTTTGTCAGACATCAAGCTAAAAGAAAACATTGTTGACGCTACGCCTAAGTTAAACGCCATTTTGCAACTGCGAGTGCGCAACTTTAACTTAAAAAAGCAACCGGGTGAAAAACAAATTGGTTTTGTTGCGCAGGAAATAGAACAAGTCTTTCCGGGTTTGGTGGAAGAAATAACTGACTTGAGTGCGGATGGTGTGCCGAACGGTGACAAGACTAAATCTGTAAAAACTTCGGTGCTTATTCCGATGCTAGTCAAATCAATCCAAGAACTCAAAGCCATCATCGACACGCAACAAATACAAATTAACTCTTTACTAGGAAAATAAAATGACTACAAACAAATGGAATATCGCAGCATTAGAATGTAAACCAACAGTAGGCACAATGACTGATTATGTAGTTACTGCTCACTGGACGTTATCAGCAACTGATGGTACTTACACAGGATCAGTGTACGGCACAGCATCTTTTGAAGTTGATGAAACTAAACCTGATTTCTTACCGTTTGCCGACTTAACTTTAGATAAAGTTATTGCTTGGACTAAAACAGCATTGGGTGAAGAACAAGTAGCAGCTTATGAAAAGTCTGTTGCTGACCAAATAGAAGCACAAATAGAACCAGCAATCGTAACTCCAAAACTACCTTGGGTTGCACAAACTTTAACAACAGAGATTTAATTATGATTAATTTAGAACTATCTTTAAACGATGTAAACATTATCCTACAAGCATTAGGTCAAGCACCTTATGTTTCAGTGGCAGAATTGGTTGAGAAAATCAAAGGACAAGCAACGCCACAAGCACAGTCCTTACAAGAAGCTCAACCTGTTGAAGCAGCTTAATAAGTAAATGATCTATACCAGTCTCTAATCGGGCTGGTATATTTCTTAGCCTAATTCTAAAAGTTACTCTAAGAAATACCACACAAGGACTCACATGATCACCCTACACAACCTAAACGGAGACGATGACGAGGACAACTACGGCGTTGTTTGTCGTTATCAAGTCAAGAAAGATGGGCAAGTCATTTGCTCATTCAACCACGATCCTGAAGAGGGGGTTGTGGTGGCGTTGCAGAAGGCTTAAATAACTTAATTTTCCAGTGAATGTCACTGATGTTTTTTTTAACATTAAAAGGAATAGAGCAATGAGTAACACATTAGTGATTAAAAACTCATCGGTGACAGGTCATGTACCTGTAGGCACTGATTTAGTAGAGGCCGAAATAGCGGTCAACACCGCTGATAAAAAGATATTTACCAAAGATGCGCAGGGTAATGTTCAAGCGGCAGCTTAAAAAAGCAAAACCCCCGATGGCTGGCAGGCTGTCGGGGGTTTTTAATCCAATCCTTAAAGCCAGTAAGGAAAGAACTTGTGGAACAGTATAACGTGTTTATCATTGTGCTTAAAGAAATTTTAGAGTCGTGGTCGCCATTAAAAATAGGCTTAATTGTGGTATTGGCGATTATGTCTTATCGGCTACCCGACATCATTACCGCAATTCGCTGGTGGTAGCTATTATGGCGTGGAATCTTCCAGATACTATTTCAGCAATCATGCCACTATTAAGATAGCGCAAAAAGCAAAACCCTAGGCAGCGGCAAACTGACTAAGGTTTTTATCAATCAATTGAAGAAGACAACTGATTAATTATGGATAAATATAACAGATTAAAAATAATTTTGCATTCAGAAAAAGGGTTAAAAATGGATATTCCACACAATGAATTTGTTATTAGGTGTATTGGTATTGCTATTATTTTATGGTTATTAGCCCCATTGATGGCTGCAATTCGCTGGTGGTAGCTACTATGAAAGAATTACAATCTTGGCGAGCTGCCGATACTTTGTGTAACTACTGTAGTTTAGATCTTTAAGAATTTCACAAAAACTGTGGATAAATACCATCAGTCCGCACCCAGTACGCATGGACTCCTGTATAGCCTTTATTTATAGGGTACTCTGTCCAATCTAGCATGGGGGCAACGCTAAAGCGGTAACTTGGGGTGTTCGGGGTTAGCATGAATTATTTAGTATTGTTTGGGGGCGGGCTTTAGATAAATAAAGTATTTGGCTATTATTTCATATTAA